GCCTCAGTTAGAGAGAACGTTCCCCCGGATAAACCTACTCGGTTCATATCCCGGATTATTCCTCGAACCGCGCTCGGCATATCTCCGAAATATCCAACCGTGTAATATTGCGGAGATCGAGTCTCCTCGCCGGTCTTATCGTTTACGGTTACCCTTTCCTTATGTAGATCTCTCTTTACAATGTAATTATGAGGATCCACGTCGATAATATAATCCTCGTCAACTCTAATCATAAAACCTCCTACACTGTTAAAATCTTTTCTATATTTATCCGAGCGGTTCTCATAGTCTCTTTTAATCTCTCATTCTCTTTTTTGAGAGCCTCGATTTCCTCCAGGAGTCCCGCTATCTCGGATATACACTCCTCGACCTCGATCGTCCGGAATTCGAAACCACATTTCGGGCAAGCTCTACGCCGAAAAATTGCTCCGTCCGGACGCTCCCTGGAGTCTTTTACTATAGTACTCGCTCCGCAATCTACGCACCTTTTAACGTACATTATTTCGCCGTCCAAACTAATAACCTCCTAATTTACGTCCTCCGGATTTTACCCACTGGACGCGCTTAAACGGAGCGACCGCCTCTTTCCACGCTTTCGAGAACATATTACGGACGAGTTCCGGATCGCCTTTTGTCATTGTGAAATGACCTCGATAAACGAAACCGTTTAGCGCGTAATGAGCTACGCTAAGTTTTTCGTTTCCGAAAAAATCCTGGATATCTTCCGGGTAAACATTCTCGAGAACGAGCTTACCGTCCTCGTATAAGTTATAAACTCCTTTTAACATACCGAGCCTCCTAATCTATCTTAGGAACGAAATACCTTTTCCCGTCCCCTTTTTGCTTTGGTTTATCCTCGAAATCGTATTTCGTTATTACTTCCTTAAAAAAGGTTTTCTTACCGGTAACGTTATTCGATTTCACTCCGGAGAGCTTGCACCAATCCACGAAATCGGAGTAAGCCTTATCGGTCGAGTTCTCCAGGAAATAATTAAGATCGAGGTCTCTATCATCGATCCAGGATAACGTAGTCGAGTTATCCGCCTTGTAAGCCTCGAGAGCCTCTTTAACGCTTTCCGGTTCTGTAAACTTACCTCTCTTAAGCAATCTCTCCGCGCCCCGGATACCGAGATTTAAGAGATAGGAGAGAGCGGTATCGGTCGTAATTTTGTCCTCGATAAGTGGATCGTAGTCCGGATCCTCGCTCGAGAATTTCGCATTAAACGGAACGAATAACCACCGACGATAGAATCCGTCCGATTTATCGAACGATCTCGGGATCGCGTTACATGAGTAAATATGCGTCGCGTAAGGTTCGATCGTAAAAGGTCGCTCCCCTTTTCGCTCTACCTGGATAGAGTTTCCGGCAAATAATTTTTTAAGAGTACCGGTATCCTTAATTACTACGTTATCGATATCGTCGCCGATATTTGCGAGCTTGTTTTCCAATTCCGCCACGTTAAAGCGATCGGTTACTTTTTCGAGAGCAATACTCGAATAGTTATTTGATCCGAGGAAAGTCTTTACCAGGTTTAAGATTGTACTCTTACCATTGGAGCCGGAACCGTATAACATAAACGCCTTTTGATATCTGTTATGTTTTAAGAGACACGCTCCGATCATTTCCTCGAAAAGATTTATAACCTCCCGGTCTCCCAGGAATACGCGGTTAAGCATTTTATCGAGATCCGCACAATAAGCGGACGGATCATAAGTAACCGGTATCCTATCAAACTCGATCGCCTCCGGTGTAAACTCGAGGCATTTTCCGGACCGGATATCGTATCTCGTATTTTTAAGATTGATAACGTAAGGATTAACCTTAATCGCTCCGCCTCCGATATGAGTCCGGATCCGGATATACGAGAGAACCTCGTTTCGTTGGTTCTGTTTGATTGATCGGAATAATTGGATCATTTTCCGTTCGATAATTTTCTCGTCCCGCTGATAATAACCGTCCTCGTATACGTAGAGCTGATTATTTACGGTAATAATCTTAAAAGTATTTATAAGCTCGTCCCCGAATTCGTTATGAGAGAATCCGACTTTTTTCTCAGCTTGCGCGACTTGCTCCGCGATCACATCGTCCGGCTTAAAAGCCTCGTCCCGGCAAATCGTAGAAATCTCGTAATCGGAGAGCGGATCGGCGAATACATAATCGTTAATAACCTGGATCGTCTCTCTAATTTCGTCCCGGGAAAATCCCTTAGTTTGTAGGTAAACGATATAATTAAAAAGCTCCTGGTTACGTCCGGAGCCGTCTCCCATTCCTTTAAATTCGAATTTACCGGACGGATTAGAGATAGGAGTTAACCACTTAGGGACCTCCTGGATCTCCGCGCCTTTTACGTAGCGGATCCACTCTCTCTTTTTTCCGTCTTGCTTGATCTTTACGTAGGCGTTACGACCTCCGGATTTCCGGTCGGAATAGATACCAACCGCGAGACGGTTCTTTATGAAATTTTTAGGTTCCTCCTCGGAGGTCTTAAACCAAACATGAATACCGCGAGTCGTTTTCATTACTCTACATTTCAGATCTAAGCCCTCGACGATCTTAAGCATGATCTCCGCGTCGGAGGTCGTATCGAAATCGAGAACGATATAGCCTTTAGGGACTATAACCGCCACGTCGTCGAAATCCTTTACTTCCTCCCAGGTTTTCGCGCCGATCCCGTCTTTGAATTTGTGAGTCGGATTTTTTCCGTCTAAAATTATGTATTGCACTTTCCGCCGGCTCCTTTCATAAATTCGAGTTCCTTATTCATAAACTCGGTTTCGATTTTATTCCACGCTCTAAAACAATCGGGACATAAATTTTTTCCGCCGTGTAATCCCCAACCGATCGGGAGACTTTCGAAAGTATTCCACCGAGTAAAGCCTCCGTCGGTTTCCTTTTCTCCGGTACACTTTACAAAAACATTTTCTCCGCACCGATCGCACGTTACTAATTGTCCGTTAACTCTACTCATGTTTTAACTCCTATTCTTCCTCCGCTCTTATTTCGTGATCGATATACTCGCGGATCTTCTTTAGATCCTGGAGTCTCGAATTACCCGCCTTTTTGCCGGCGCGCTTGATATACTTAACCGCGTTACCGAGATAGAAATTAAGTCCCCAATCGTCGATCACATCGAACGGAGTAATTTTCGTATCGTTGTAATATTCCGGCTTTATCGGATCCGGTACGATCGACTCTCGAACCTTTTCGAGCGTGTTCTCCTTATGTTCCTCGTAGGACATAACTTGCATATTAACCGGTCGATCGGTTTCTATCGGATCCGGCTCGATATATCCTATCGGTTTCCACTTTAACGGAGTGGACTCATATCGAGGATCGCGCCATTCCATATTATTTTTACAATTAACGCAAGGCTCCTCGCTCGCACTGTTACAATCGAAAGCGCAAGTTTCGCAAGTATACTCCTCGCAATCCGGGCAAACCAAGCGCCCCTCCGGGATCTCAGCTCCACACGATACGCAAGTATTAACCAGGACCGGTCCTCGATTAAATAAAAGATCGTAATTACGCTCGATTACGTCCGGATCCTCATAACACGACTCCTCGGTTCCTAAAAGGGAACACTTTAAACAATTTACCGAGTTATTGTGACAATGGTTTTTTATCGCCGTTTGTTTTTCTTCTAAAGTCATTTACTACCTCCAAATCTCGTCCGTTTCCTTATCTCGTAGGACGATCCGCCCCTCGATATGGAATCCGGCTAGGTGTGCTATTTCTTGTAATACCTTTATAGTTTTCGAGACTCTTTTCTCCTGGGAGAGTACGTTCTTAATCGCTTTCTCTGCCGTAGGATCCAAAGCTCCGGACGCGTTCCGTTTTAGCTCGTCCACGCGATCACACTCCCTCGAATACTACATAAATATAATTTGTGTTCTCTGATACCGCCTCGCCGATTGTCAAATTATTAAAACTCTTAATAACCGGCTTTTTCGGATTAGGAATTACGAAAACCGGGACTCCCTCTTTTGCTAGTTTCATAGCCTCGTTAAATTCGATCTGTCTAATTGTCATTTAATAAACCCTCCACAATTTTTATAAATTCCTCCAGGGTGTACGGCGCGAAATGTAAACCGCCCGATCGCTCGATCCGGATCTTATGTATCTTTTGGTCGTCCTGGAGATCGTTATTTCCTACTTTGAGTTCAAAACATACGAAACGACCGTTAATACACGTTACAAGATCCGGCGCGCCTTTGGACGCCCAACCGTTACCGAATTGGTTAATATGATAAATATTGTTTTCTTTCAAATACTTAATACATCGATCTTGTAATTTCTTTTCCGGTTTACTCGGCATTTTGATACCTCCATTTAAAGCCTCCGCACGTTATACGCTTACCTTTACAACACGCGGATATATGACTATCGCGTATATTTAATTCTCGACTCGCGTCCGTAATACTCGCCCAGGCTTTTAAAATATTTCCGTTTTTATCAAGTTGGAAAATAGGTTTTTTATTTGCCTCGATTACTTTCGCATTATCGACCTTTATACCTTTTCGAGATTTAGCGCTACGAGCTATCCCGGTACCGTACCTAACGTTTTCCAAACAAGAGGACCACTCTAAGTTAGTAACTTTGTTATTACGCTTATCCTCGTCCTTATGGTTTACTTGCGGTTTGTTCTCCGGATTAGGAATAAAAGTAGTAGCGATCAACCTATGAACCGTAATAGTTTTACTTATACCGCCGATCGATAATTTAACTCTCTCATATCCCTTACGATTAAGAGTAGGAACCAATCGGCGAGGAGCGCCTTTTTTGACGCTCCATATTTCGCCGTTGTCCTTAGCGTAATAACCGGGATATCCCTCTATCGCCTTAATCAAGATCGTCTAAGTCGTCCATATCGGAGGACTCGCTCTCCTGGGACTCTGCTTTCACATCGGAACCAAATCCAACCGCCGGAGTATAATCGTTAAGTTTTACTTTAGTACCCTCAGTACCGGCGTTTTCGCCTTTGGTCTTAATATAGGTATCATGCTTAACGGTAGCGGTAATATAGCAATCTACGATATCCTGGGTATCGATTTCGTCCGCCTGGAAATTGTTAAGACAAGTACGAGCGAAAAAACTCCACGCTCTAAGAGCGCCCTCGTTTAACTCGCCCTTAGTGTTGGTAAGTGTAAACATTTCGTTATGAGTCTCGCCCTTAGCGGTTTGTAATTTGACCTCGATCTTACCGAAATCCTCGTACTTAGAGTCGTCTACCTCCATTACCTTAAAGGTAGTAAGTCCCTCCGGGATAAGTTTAAAAGTTCTTTCGCTTAATTTCATTTTTGCCATTTTATTTTTCCTCCATTATTTTATTATTTCGATTTTCGCGTCCGGATTTATTCTCCAAATTTCGCCGTCTAACACGTCCACGTTGTAACCCGGTTTGTAACCAAGTAACCCGCAATTATGCGGATCACTTGTTACAATTCCGATTTTACCGATCGCGCCCGTGCAACCGTTTTTTGTATTGATAATCTTTATTCGAGTACCGACCTCCGGGATATCCGTTTCCGGTCCGTAATCCCTTACTAAACTTTTTCCGAGATTACACATAGCGTTACTTACGGCTTTTCCTAAAGTCTCGCCGTCGATCTTGATTTCAGCAAATAATCCCGATTTAACCGGTACGTCCTCCGGGATCCACTTCTTAAAGACCTCGTTAAAATTGCCCTTGTTACCGAGATACTTTTTAGAGATACACATCGCGAGACCTAACTCCGGAGAGTAAGTATCCCCCTCCTGGCATTTAACGACCGTTTTCGTTTTGTCTTTCCAAATTACGATAGTCGCCGGATTGTTAAAGATTACCTTTTCGATATCCGGGTTTCGTGTAATCGGCGGAAAGACCGGTAATACATACTCGTGTTTTAATAAATATTCATCGTATAAATACGGATTACGTGTCGCCAACATTTACACCTCCTCGATTACTGATTTTTTCAAACTAAAGACCTCGGTCTTTTTCTGATACTTACTAAATACGTCCGGTAATTCGCTCTTTAAAGCGGTACTATCGAGAGAGTTCCTCTCGGACTTAGTGAGCGTCCAGGTATACTTTTTACCTGGGATCTCGACCTTTTTATCGCCGTCCCGAAACTGAGTAGTCATATACTTTTTAACCTGGTCCTCGATCTCCTTAAGGCGCTTTTTCTTCTCCTCGATCTTAGCCTCCGCCTTATCGATTGTTTCCTGGAGCTTATCCGCCTCCGCGATTAACTTAGAGATCTCTTTATCCTCTAACTCGACCGTATTCTTACGGAGTACCTTAAGGATCTCCGCGTCCTTTTTCTCGTCAAATTCCGGAGAGATACCGGTCTCCACATGATCGCGCCAAAACTTTAAAGCCGGCTCGACGTAGGTCTCTTTAAATGTAGGGAACGCCTCGGAAACCTTAAACTCGTAAACCTTAGTATTTTCGATACTAGGCTTAAACGCCTCGGTCGGAGCGGTGTCGAATTTACCGCCTCCCAGGTCTACCGGGTAATCCTTATCCTCGAGGAAACTCGCCGTCATAATCACGTTATCGAATCCCAGGAGGTAAGCGTATAAACACGCCTGGAGCTTGTAGTAAATCGGTACATCGATTAACCAATCCTCCGCGCGCTTTGTGGTCTTTACCTCGACGATAAAATCGTCTCCTAAAAAGTCCCACATTCCGCCGAGTTCTTTTTCCTCCGGAAAGAAATCTCCCCAGGTCTTTTTGAAATAATCCGGTCCGTATACGTCCGTCGGACTCTTAATATCCATAAAGTAAACGGATCTCAGATACTCGCAAATCTTAGGCTCGATAACCTTACCGGCGAGGGTGTAGATACTCTCCTCGAATGGTTCCTCGTAAGTCCGGGTAATTTCACACCATGCGGAGAACGGCGACGCCCAGGCGTTCAAACCGAGGACCGTAGCGAACCGGGTAGCGGTTAATTTCTTACACTTTTTAGGTGGATCAATTTTGATCCGGTTATTCTCTAAAAATTCCATATCTAACCTCCCTATCAGACAAACTCTTTAATCCGATCTAAAATCTCCTTATGAGCTTTATCCCGAAACATTAACTCCTGGAATAATAACTCGCTCGGCATTAAAGCGATCGTCTGTTTCTTTTCCTCGAGAGTCATACCCTCGACTCTGCTTTTAAGTTCTTCTCTCTCAAATTCGCTCATTTTCGTAAACGTGCCTCCTTTATATTTCCGAAATTGCGTAAACTTGACTAAAAATAAAAAGTATGTTACTCGGAGATCTTGTTACCGATCTCGATAAGAACGTCCTCCGCCTCTTTCTTAGTCATTTTGCGATGCCGCAGAAGTGCTTCACTTATCTGATAGCCAATCGTATATACAGGATTCAGGCTCGTCATCGGCTCCTGAAAGATCATGGAGATCTTGTTGCCGCGAACTCTCTGCATCTGAGACTCTGAAAAGCTCAACAGGTTTTCTC